ACTTGCCAACCATCTCTTGATTACACAAGCTACAATGTGGAGTAAATACTGGAACCTTATCGACTTCATGATAGAAATCGGGATGATCAGTGCAAAATAAACGATATTTAACGTTGAAAGTATTACGCTCATCAGATTTTAGTAGCTGATCTCTTACGTATTTGCTAAAGTTCTTCATCTTAGACGCTATTTCATACGTCGTTGGACATAAATTAACCATCTTATGTCGCTTCATTTGCCGCCACCTTCCTTTTGTTCTACAATTACAGTCTGTTGGCCACAGCATTCTAACCCTTCATCACTATGCCAAATGACCAAAGCCATAGGCATAAAGCCGTACATTGTATTTTTATCACCACATTTCATGCATTGAACCGTTGTTAATCCATATCCCATGATGTTACGCATTCGGTTTTTGTATATATATACAGTGGTAAAAAATTGAGTTAAGTTAAAGTTCAGTGGCTAGTTAGCAAGGGGTGGTGGTTGGGGACGGGTGGTTCAGTCACCGATTAAGAAGATTGAATGAGTTTATAGGGTGTCGGCAAGTAGATTAATGCTATGGCGACAGCGAAAACAGGTAGTTTTTACCTAACTGAGACAATAACTATACCAGGCGGAACACTAGACGGTGGCAGAGTACAAGGCACAATTGACCTTGGTGCTTATGTTAACGTAGCAACAGGACAAGCAGTTGCTGTTGAAAGCGTTGATTTTGTACACCAGGGCAGAGCAACATACAGCCAAAACCCGGATGATTTGCTTGCTGGCAATGGTACACTAAGCACACAACTAACTGATCTAAACCCAGGAACCAACTTTGTACGTGCTGACAATCAATCATTGATTGCATCAAGCGCATTGATCCTAGACGTAACTCAAAACATTGCATCACACCAAAGCGACATTTACCCCGACAATTTTGGACCTGCAGCACAAAGCGAGGCGTTCATGGTAGTCAATGATTCACTTTACCTAGTATCGGGAAATGATGGAACAGCAACTGCAGCTAGCGACGTGTACGTTACCGCTAGAATCAAGTGCAGAATAGTCAAACTATCTAGCAAGGACTGGATGGCAATAGCAATTCAATCGACCGCAAGTGACAACTAATCGTAGGAGTTGATCCTATGGTTAAGATAGAGGGGACTCTCGATGAACTTCGAGCATTACTTGGCAGGGCTGAGCGCAGTGTTGCTGTTGCTTCTGAGACCGTTAAAGAAACTAAAAAAGTCGCTAAAAAGACTAAACGTAAACTATCAGAATGGCAACGTTACGTTAAAAACGGAGCTAACCACATCAAGTTCAAGCGAGGACCAAAAAAAGGAAGACTAGATTTGGCAGCAATGTCAAAAGCTTTCAAAAGGAGGTCTAAGAAATGAACTTGAAACAATTGCATAAATTACTATTAGAACGTAATATCAAACCAAAACCATCTAAAAAACCAAAGAAGGGGGCTAAAAAATGAGTGATGACTTTCAATTAACTTGTGAGTTTCCACCGTTTGCAGTAGTAGCAGATCCTACCGAGCGCGAATGGGTAGTTGATACAGGAACTCCGTTTTATTCTCGATTGCTAAATTTACCAACTGCATTTTACAATGAAACTACTATAGATATCTCTGGAAGAACAGTGCTAAAAGATGAAACCATATTTTTTAGGTCTAGTTTTGAACAAAAAGCAGGTTATGATTCAATAGCTTGGCGCACTCAAGGTTCATTATATGAGGGTGTAATAGAAATTACTATTATTTCCAGTGTACCATTGAGTGAAGAAAACTTAGTGGCTGCTGTATTTGCAGCACCAGGTTTTATTCCACCAAATTATGGATATGATGCAGGTACTTTTGATAGATCATCGATAATTCATGGACGTACTCAACAACATCATCTTAACACTGTTTCCGGTTTACAACCAATTACAGATACTGGCAGCGGTTATTTATTTGTAGTTCAGGATAACTATTGGTCATCATTAGAACCTACAGCTGCAGATACTTTGTATTGTTATAGAACCTTTAACTTATCAGACGTTAACGTTGTTGCCGGTCCAGCCATTGAAGGTGCTAACGTTATGACAGTTAATGCAAAGCGTGTTATCTTAGATTGTATGTCTAAAGAAGAACCAACACTTGAGTATATGATGAGGCTTAAGAGATCCTACGAACTTGCTAACCAGGTGTAAGCATGTTGTTAGAAGCCTTAGACTTCTTAGCTAGAGAAGTTGTAGCAGACAAAGCAGTTGAAGGAATAGCCAGGCGTGCAGATAAGTTACGTCCTGGAGCGGGTGCAATGATATCCAGGTTATATGTTGGTGCTGCGGCTGGCCAAGCAGTAGGTGGTTATGCAGGTCTGCAGACACAACAAAACATTGCTAGAGGAATTCCAAGCACTGTTGCGTTTGAATACACACCAGAGATTGCCCAATATGACAAGTATGCACTTGGATCTACTAGAATTATCTAAAGTCTGCTGCACATACGTCGCATATCCATAATGTTGGGTAACTGTTCAAGCCTTTGTTCCATGCTTCATAGTCATAGACGTGACCATCAAACCCACAGCATGCACAAGTTACAATCATACATTCACCCACTTGCCAACCATCTCTTGATTACACAAGCTACAATGTGGAGTAAATACTGGAACCTTATCGACTTCATGATAGAAATCGGGATGATCAGTGCAAAATAAACGATATTTAACGT